GTCGCACAGTCATCGACGCCGCCACTCCGCAGGGCTATGCCCGGCATTCCGGCGCCCCGTCCGTATTTTGATCATTCCCTGCCTACTCCGCATTTGCTTTCCGGGCTCGCAGGACGAGCATGATGCCGGGACGACTGTTCGGATAACCAGTGCTCGGAATTAGCGCATATCCGCCGTCCAGCACCGCGTCGAGCGACGACGTTTTTCTGAAAACCTCCCTCATTCGGTGCATCGCATACGTGTCGCGACCCTGCATGCGCGCTCAGCCAAGAGCTTCATAGTTGCAGACGCCGGCGCCAGCCTGAGTGTCGACTCGGTCTCGTAGCCGCGCTCGATCGCGGCGAGCGTCCCGTCGATGTCTCCGTTCGCAAGGCGTCGTGCGAGCAGCAGGACTATGCGCTCCTCAGCGAGCCGTCGCAGTACAGATATTGGACGTTTATCGACAGGCATCGCCGCAATTTCTCGCAGCAACTTCCGGTTGGTAGCCAGGAGCTCGTTATGGGTGTCGCCCGATGTCGAGGCTGCGGTGACCGGGACGACACGACCGACAAATTCGATTCCGGCTGCGTGGTAGGAAGCCTCCGCTTCGGTCACGGAGGGCCGCATCGACGGCTCGATGTTAACCCCGATGGCGAACACTACATCGACCATGCTATCTTTCGAGAGCTGCGTGTATAGAGGGATCCTATTACCGAGCTTTGAGCCAACATCTCCGATCTCGTCCTCCTTCAGCAGAAGCCGGACGAGGATCGTGACAGAGGACTCTGCTATCTTCCGGATTAGCGAAAGATCTTCTCGCTCAGGATACCGCTGGACATCGTACACGACTAACGAGTATCGGCTGAACTCGATTGCGGACAGGGCGCCCGAGCTGTAGATGTCGCCGCCGTGCGAGAATGTCATCGCGGCGGGCCGGACCGCGGTCGCCAGGCAGCCCGCCACCAGTGCCGACTCCGCGGAAGGTGCAAGCAGCCCGTCCTGTGCGACGTGCGGCCTCTCCGAGATCAGGTCGATTTCCTCGACGTTCCGCATTCCGGTTACCAGGCAAGCCGCCGTCCACGCACCTTCGCCAGCACCGATGATCAGAGCGTCGCCGCGCACCCCGACGCTCGCGACCACGGACACGAAGAGGCACGTCAACGTCGAGCCGAGGCCACCCTTCCGAGCAAGCAGCCGAGTGAGACGGTCTCTGAGCGTGGACGTGACGGAGCACGCCCGGTCGTAAGCGTTCTTGACCGCGGGGAGTTCCGCCCAGTACACCGGCCGGGGAACGTGCTCGTGCGTGAAGCGGACGACTCGCACCGGCAGTTCGCGTAAGCTCCTGCGAGCGACCGCGGATGACCGCTCGCTCGCCACCATGAAGCCTTCACGTATAGCCGACTCGGCGGCTGCCGCCCTTTCTCCCTTGATCCTCGATATCACATCGAGCGTCGCAGCGATAAGATTGCTGGCCCGCGTTTCGGTGGAAGCCTCGCTCTCGAGTATGATCCTCGCACGCGCCCTCAGCCATGCCCCTCGCTTCTTTGCCGGTGCAAGCTGCCACAACGTCGCGAACATGCAGGCGCGCAGCTTCACGACGGACTGATTGTCGTCGGGGAAGCACGACGTCGGAGCAAGGAGACGCGTCAGCTTACACGCGGCTGCACGCCCTCTGGCGGCGAGAAGGTCGGTAAGGGCCCGATCCCTCTCGACAGCGCCAAGTTTCCCTCTCCTGAGCACGTAGCCGTATCGGCAGGAGTCCGAGAGTGCGTTCGTACTACCTTTGCTACAGAGCGGCCCGAGCACTTTCGCGCATGCCGCGGCGTAAACGTATATTAGACGCGCAGTGGCGTCCGCGTAGCCCGGGTCGGACAAGCAGAGGATCGTACTCCGGTACAGAACTGCTCGTGCGATCGACACAGCGCAGCTGTCGAGTACCCCGTCGACGCCGAACTTCTCAAACTCGGCGACGTCGAGGAGGTCCGATACCTCCGCGGCCTTCGTTGTGCTCCAGCCCGCGTCGAGAGAGCCGGTTGCGACTATCGCGTCGTCAAAGAGGGCCTGGAGGATGGTCCGCGCGTTTTCGGCTGTCGCGTCCGTCGACCACTGCGAAGGCCAGTCCCGCCGCTTCGATGCAACCGCGAAGCCGGTAGTCCTGAGCAAGGGGTTTGCTCTGCTAGGAACGTCATATGACCCGTCGAACTGCGCGATATCCGGGCGACCCGTCGGCACAACTGGGATTTGTGTCACGTCGATCGAGATGAATGCCGACCGACCCGTACGTGCAAACACTCGCTCGTTCGTCAGCCACTGCGCGAGGAGGTAGTACTGTTGTATCGCGACCGGGTAGTCATCCGCCAGCTGGGATGCGTCGTTCGCCGTCAGGTATATGTGCGAGAGGACGGGCCCACCGCAGTTGATGTAGAATGCAGCTCGTCTCAGCTCGTCGGAGCGGTGGGCCGTCGTTCCGCCTATCGCGACCGGGAATAGCGACTCCGCGCGCGTCAGGGATATTCCTGCCGTCGCTCTACACAGCTTGTCGGCCCAGCCGCGCAGGTTTGGCCCCGGATTCATCTGCGATATCGCTTGCACGAGCCTGCGCAGCGAAGAAGTCGCGTTATCGCGGGACTGCACAACATATCCCTGGTCGTCGGTCTTGGCCCGCGTTTTGTTCCCGAAGTACACGCGAGCAGGACCCCGCGTCGTCGACGCCTCGTCGAGGTCGAGAGTGAGGACAGCACAGCCGACAGCCCCCTTGGACGGAGCCTGCTTGACGGCCGCGGCGAACGGGGACAGCATTGTTACACCTGCGAGGTCCGTGTCTGTTCCCCACGCGGCGCGCAGCCTCGTAGTCAGATCAAAGGCGCTCCGCTCGCAAGGAGAAATGCGTGCTTTAACGAACCGTTTCGCCCACCTTATCCGAATGCTGTCCTCGTCGCGGACCACGCCGATGAAGTCGACACCGCAGTTTCGTCCTAGATCACGCAAGGTCGACGAATTGACGAACCTACCCAGTATTCTGCGGGCAACGCCGGTCGGCGTAGCGTCGATCAAATCGCGGACCACGAGAGGCAGAAGTGGTCGCATCGTCAGGAGTATCTCCGCGTTCTCCTGCTTGTTAGCCGAGAGGTCGACTGCCTCCTTGATGTCAAGGTTCGCACAGGCGTCGTCGATTACGGCTGTGATTCCGTCTCGAAGACGGGCCGTTGTCGAGCCCTCGACGTCGAGCGGAATGGCCCGCGGATCTTCGAGCAGCCTCTCTATGCGCGGATTCGCGGACATGACCGAACCGCTCTCTAGGACCCCGAGCACGCGCTTGGATCGCGGTGCCATGGCTGCAATCCGCCTGTGCATCGCGAGGATATCCGAGAGCTCATCGACCGAGCCGCGGTAAACATAGGACTGTGGCTGCGACACAGCTGGACCGCCGAGCGCAGACCCGAGACCCACGAACATATCATAGGTGGGCGCGTGCTTGATAGCCTCAATGGCGGCCGATCGCCTCCCGTAAACAGACGCGTGATAGAGGAAGATACCGATGAGCAATTGCTGCATCACATAATACCTCGACGGGGTGGTTGATCGCCCGCTCGCAGCGACGCAACCGGAGCTGATCGCCTCGCACCCGTTCGCGCAACCCAGGTCTGTCCCCGGCGACGACGCCTGTACCCTCGACAGCGCCTTGATCCCCAGAGATAACTCGATGCCGTCAGACCAAAATCGCTTCGAGTACGTGACGGTCGACGACGAGACCAGCGACTCGTCGGGCTTAAGGTCCTGCCCGACCTCGCGGAACCGTCGCTCGAGCGCGTTCATCAGGTCCTTCGCGACGTCAGCGTCGGATCGCGGGTCGCCCTGCCGCACGCGGACGCAGGCGATGAGGTTGTCGCCTTGTACGACGAAGTCGGCATCGACGGCAGCGTCGTCCGCTGCCAGTTCAGCAGTCGCGATCGTGCAAACTGTCCATCCCTTCTGGTATTTCCCCTCGAGGCCTCCAAGATGAGGATTCCCGTAACTCCTTCCCCAGGTCAAATCGGGGTCGTATAGGCGATCGTCGCCTCTCCCTCGGGGGCGCGTACCAGGCGCGCGCATAGCGATCGTCGCGCCCTTGAAGTACCGATGAGGCAGGGTGAACAGCCGCACGGTGCCGAAAGCGTCATCGAATATCCTGCTCACCGGATTGACGACGTAATCGCGCCAGCAAGTGTTCCAAGCGCTGAGATCGCCTTCGATGAAGAATGACCGCACATGCCG